GGACATCGATATCGACATAACTAGCGGCGTCGATCCCACGGCTTACATCAGGGGGCTGCGCGATGGCGACTGATGTGAGGCAATGGCAGTACTGGGATAGCGTCGTATTCATCAGCCTCCTTCTTCTCAATCTGCGGTTCCAGGAGGCAATCCTGTCAGTTTAACGACTTCTGCCTGGATATCGGGGAAGATTGATTGTGGGTGTCTCAAATTTGTCGCCCAAGGCAATCTCTCTTCCGTAATTATTTAGTATGACTTAAGACGCCCGGTCAGTCAAGTATATTTTGCCCCATACTAGCGCGGGTACTGATGGACCTCCCCAGCCGCCCGTGTCCTAAGCCCGGCTGTGCGAACCTCAACTGCACCGAGCACAGCAGTGCGCGCCTCTACGACCAGGCGCGCCGGCGAGCTCGCCACGCGGACCCCGAGCGCGCGCCAGGCCTGGGCAGATACAACACCGTGCGGTGGCGCAGACTGCGGGAGATCGTCCTCGATCGCGACCCGGTGTGCAAGGCATGCGACGACCGCGCCGCGAGCGAAGCCGATCACATCGTGCCGATTGCGAAAGGCGGCGATGTCTGGTCGCTCGACAACCTGCAAGGCCTGTGCGCGCGATGCCATGCGGTCAAGACGCGCCGCGAAGGGGTAGGGGCCTGAGCTTTAACTTTCCGGCCGCGGCGGGAGCCGTCAGGCTCCCGTCTACGAAAATCCGCGTTATTAATTTCGCGGTTCGGATCGATTTCCGGTTTCCAAGCGTTTGATAATGCGTGGCCGCAAACCCAAACCCGCCGCGAGCCAGATCGCTGCGGGGGACCCCCGCAAGAAGGGTATGCACAAGCTCGAAGAGCGGCTGGCAGCCGAGCCGAAAGCCACCCGCGGACTGCCCGATTGCCCCAGGCACCTGAAAGGCAGAGCAAGACACGCGTGGATCTTTTGGAAGGAAGAACTGGAGGGCATGAGTCTGGACCGGCGTCCGGACGCGATGGCCCTTGAGGGAGCCTGTCAGAATTACGCGCGCGCCGTCGAAGCCGATTTGACGGTCGAGAAGGACGGCCTGATCATCGAAGAAATCGCCTTCGTTGGGGAAAACAACGATGAGACGGTAGTCGTGAAGCGCAGAGCGCACCCGGCCATTGCAGTGTCGAATGCGGCATGGCGGCAAGTGCGGGCGTTCATTGGCGAGTTTGGATTCTCCCCGGTATCACGCACGCGGCTGAGCATCGAGCAGAAAGACAACGGTGTGGAGGATCTCATGTCGATCCTGTCGAAGCCACGGGAACCGAAGGCGCAGACGGTGCAATAGATGGACGCGCCGATCAAATGCTTTCTCCTGGAGCCGTCCGGGAACGTCGAGCAGACCGTCATGGCGATGGGCGGCGATTGCCCGAAGTCTCCGTATGGTCACCGTGCCGAGCGCGTGCTCTCGGTCGCCGAACTGCCGCTGGGCGAGGAAGTCAAGATTGCGCTCCACTCCTGCGAGTGGCCCGCTGACTTCCCGATGCTATGCCAGTATTGCGGCGTGGACATGGCGCACGGCGTGGTCTTCAGCCTCTCCTATGGCGCGGCGCGGCACTGGCGGGATAGCAAAACGGGATCGGAGAGAGGGTGTATCTCGGAATTCGGACCGGGCGCGATGTGGCGCGCCGATTGGTACGGGCGCTCGGACGGCTCCGGGCTTTACGGATGGGATTGGGACAACCTGCGCGAACCGCCGCTGCATGTCCACACTCCCGGCGGGGATTGGAACATCGATTCCCGTGCCAGCAATTGCACGCTGCCGAAGGATCGGACGCACCGCTGCTGGGTGCGGACGGGCGAACCTCCGAACGTGAACGTTAGCAAGGGCGGACCGGGCGCGCATACCTGTGGGGCAGGCGCGGGATCGATCCGGGCCGGGGATTATCACGGCTTCCTTCGCAATGGGTACCTAGTCAAGGCTTGAGCATGTGCCTTTCTCTCGACAAGCCGCCGATGCTGCCTGCAACTTCTTCGAAGGCGTGCTCAAGCACTCCGCGGATGAGTACTGGGGCAAGCCCTTTCTCCTCGTCCCGTGGCAGGAAGAAGTTCTCGTCCAGGTCTTCGGGCAGTTGGATGACGACGGCAACCGATTAATCGAACAGGTCTACCTCGAAGTGCCGAAAAAAGCGGGCAAAACCGAATTCGCCGCGGGCCTGGTGCTGTACGTCTCGCTCATCACCACCACGCCCGGCTGCCAGGTGTACGGGGCGGGCGCGGCTTCGCGGCAGGCCATGAACGTCTATCGAGCCGCCTGCAAAATGGTGGAGCAGGCCCCCATCCTGCAAAAGCAATTCAGGATTCTCCGGGGCACTAACCGCATCTTGAAACGCTGTGACCCGGACTCATTCTATGCCGCGGTAGCCGCGGACGGCGACTTGGGCGACGGCGTAAACCCCGCGTTCACGGTCATGGACGAAGTGCACCGTCTGAAGACGCGCAAGCAACTGGAAAACTGGGACGTGCTCTCGAACGGGGGAATCACCCGCAGACAGACCACCACGCTCGCCATCACCACGGCGGGCGTGCAAGCGGAATCGCCCCTCGCCTGGAGGCTCCACGAAAAAACGCGCAAGATCAACGAGGGCATCGTAAGCGATCCCAAGTTCTTCGGCCGCATCTACGGCGCGGCGAAAGACGACGACCCGTCCCAACCGGCCACGTGGATCAAGGCGAATCCATCCCTGATCGAGAACGGCGGCTTCCTGCCTCTCGAAAAGATCCGCGCCAAGTATCAATCCGCGTTGGCCGAAGGCACGCTCACCGCGTTCAAGCGCTACTTCCTCAACATCTGGGACCAGAAGGAAGACAGGGCCATCGACATGCTGCAATGGGACGCCTGCCCCCCGGACTGGACAGCCAGGCCGTTGCGCTCAAAAGCTCCCGAAGACAAATTGCGGGGCATGGACCGGGATCTGTTGAAACGGTTCATCGAACGCCGCGCATGGGCGGGCGTCGATCTCTCGATGACCACCGATTTGACCGCGCTGGCCTTCACGTTTCTCGCGGAAGGCTACGGTCCAGACCTGAAGCTGCTGCCGCATTACGAAGTGCTCTCGTTTTTCTGGATGCCCAAGGAATCGGTCCTGAAGCTCCAGCGCAAGGACGGCATGCCCTACGAGCGATGGGTGGAGGAAGGCTGGATCGAAACCTGCCCAGGAAGCTGCATCGACTACCGGGAAGTGGAAGAGCGGCTGAAGTGGGGCGCGGAAATGTTCGATCTGGAGCAGATCTGCTGGGACCCGTACAACTCGCGGCAAATCTCCGTTCCCATGATCGAAGCCGGATACAAGTGCATGGATGTGCGGCAGGGACTTACGACGCTGCACGAACCGACCAAGAAAATCCTGGAGCTGATCGCCCAAGGCAGACTGCACCACGGGAATCATCCCGTGCTGCGGTGGAACGCGTCCTGCGCGTCGCTCGTGCGGAAGAACGATCTCATCATGTTCAAAAAGCCGGATAGGGAACGGGAATCTTCCCGCATCGACGGCTTGAGCGCCACGGTGGACGCGCTGAGCCGGGCGATCCTGTTTGAGAATCAGCCGAAGTTCCGCAAGTCGATCTTCGACAACGGGCCGGTGATCGTGTGAGCGTTCCAGTATTGTCAAAACCAGCGAGCGCGGATCCCATCGTCAAAGGCGGCGTGGCCATCGGCAGCCTGCTCCTGATCGTGATTGGCGTAGCCGGGTGGCACTGGCAGGCCGCCTGTGTTCTCGCGGGGAGCATGGGTTTCGCGTGGGCCTTCGTCACATCGGCCAAAAAGCCGGAAAGCAAGAAATTGGTAAAGCCGGAAGGTTAGGCTACCCCGTGTCTGTGCTGGCACACGAACGTAGGCGACGCCGGGTCTGACAGTGCAAGGAAGGCTTCCGCCTGCGCCCTGACCCCAGCCTCGGTCGGTCCCCGAAAAAACGCCCGGCAGCCGAAGGCGCATTCTTCCACTATGCCGCGCCACGTCATCCTGTCCCAGCAATACCAGACATGCAAGGCCATCGGCCTAGTGTAACTCACCGTGGGAATCCTACAGCGAATCAGTTCGGGCGTGGCCGGATTTCTGCCTGAGTTCAGATCGTCTCTCGAAAATCCGCAGACGCCGCTGAGCTATCCGGCGGAGTGGCTCCTTGATATTTTCAACGGCGGCCGGACCGACTCGGGCATCCGCGTTTCCGAACTGACCGCGCTCCAAGTCTCGACAGTCTACGCGTGCGTGGACCTCATCTCCGGGGCCATGGGCGCAACGGACCTGAACGTCTACGAGCAACTGGAGCCGAGAGGCAAGCGGCTGGCCTACGAGCAGGACTTACACTTCATCCTGCACGACGAACCGAACGCGGAAATGACCGCGTTCACATTCATCAAGACGTACATGGCGCACGCTCTTTTGTGGAGCAATGCCTATGCGGAGATCGAGCGGGATCAAGCTAATCGCGTGATTGCGTTGTGGCCGCGTTCCCCGGTAGCCACGAAGCCCCGCCGGACGACCGAGCCGGTCACGGTGCAAGGGGAGCGCCTGGAAATCGGGACGCTGATCTACGAAACGACCGATGGGCAAATCGCGGAGGAAAACGCGCCCAGGCAACCGCGCTTCATCCTCGCATCGAACATGCTGCATGTGCCGGGGCTTTCCTTGGACGGGAGACTCGGCAAGCCCATCATCGAACTGACGCGGCAGGTGATGGGGCTGGCTCTCGCTGCCGAGAAGTTCGGCGGCAAGTTCTTCGCCAACGGCATCCGTCCCACGGGCGTGGTGGAGATCCCGCACACCATGGGCGAGCCGGCCTTGACGAATTTCAAGCGCTCGGTAAACGAAGCCTACGGCGGCGAAAACATGATGCGCCCCATGGTGATCGAGGGCGGCATGATCTGGAAGCCCTCGGACATCAAGCCCAACGAAGCGCAGTTCCTTGAAACGCGGAAGCACCAGCGCGAAGAGGTCGGCGCGATTTTCCACGTCCCCGTCCGCATGTTGGGGGAATCGGGCAGGGTCAACCGGGCTTCCGCGGAACAGGAAGCCATCGAGCTGGTGCAGTACACCCTGCGCCCCTGGTACAAACCGCTCCAAAGCGAATTCAAGCGCAAGCTGTTCGTGAAGCAGGGCCGCACCGCCTTCCGGTTCTTCCCGGCCTTTTATTACCAGGAGATGTTGACGCCGGATTCGGAATCCAGGGCGAAGCTCATCACGGTATTGCGGCAGTGGGGACTCGCCAACGCGGATGACGTGCGCGAATTGTTCCTCGACTGGAATCCCATCGGGGGCCCGGCCGGGCAAACCTACTGGATGCCTGTCAACATGATGGACGCCTCGGACCCGCTGAAGCTTTCCCCCGGCGATCCGAACGCGATCACGGGAATGGACGGCGCGGACGAAGATGAGCCGGCGGCCAAGAAGCCGCCCCCGGAAGCGCCCGCCGATCAGCGTTTCGCGCGCGTGTATTCGCGGGTGTTTCAGGATGCATTGCAGCGCGTTTTAGCCCGCGAAAAGCCAGATTTACGCGACTTTCAGCGGGCCTTTACGCCGGTTCTAACCGCCATGGCGGACCTCGCCACCCAGATCGGGTGCGTGGGTTTCCGCATGGAATCCCCGAATATGGGCGATCCCATCGGGCCGGAGCTGGCCGCGTTCATCCAGAAGTTCATCGGCGGCATGTTCGAGCGCTCCGAAGGCTGGAAAGCGGACGAAACCAAGGCTGCCGGGGAGCTGGGGCGGGCGGTGGGAGCGGTCAAAATCGCCGCGTACCGCGACCTAGCCACACGAAAAGCGAAAGAGGAGTTGAGCCATGAAGAACAAGATCGAACGCCGGAACTTCAAAACTGAAGTGCGCGTGGCGAAAACCGGCGACGAGAGCCGCATCGAGGGCTACGCCTCCACATTCAACGAGCCGTACACGATCTCCGATTGGTTCGGTGAAATCGTGGAGCAAGTCGCGCCCGGCACGTTCGCCAGAGCGATCCAGGAAAAGCAGGACGTGCGATGCCTATTCAACCACAACCCGGATCATGTGTTGGGACGGACGAAACCCGGCACATTGACGCTCAAAGAAGACAGCCGGGGCCTGTTCTATTCCTGCAATCCCCCGGACGGCGCGCACGTGGTCAACTCCATCGAGCGGGGCGATATTGACGGCTCTTCGTTCGGCTTCATCGTCACCAAGGATCAGTGGGACGACGAGCGCGACGACAAAGGGCGCCTGCTGAAATCCACCAGGACCATCCAGGATGTGGACCTGTTCGACGTCGGGCCGGTGACCTACCCGGCGAACGACAACGCGACGGCCGCGATCCGGTCGCTGTTCCCCGGCGGTCTGTCTCCAGAGTTTCGCTCCCGCATGACGGAGCTGCGGAATCAATTCTGCGAGTGCGACTGCGACAAGTGCGCCGAAGGCATGTGCTCGGAATGCACCGATCCCGAATGCGAGGACCCGCACTGCGAAGGCGAAGACGGAACACGCTCGGCCAAACACTACATCCAGAAACGCGCCAAGGAATGCCGCTGCGATTGCTCCGGGTGCAAAGAGGGCCGGTGCTCGGAGTGCGATTCGTCGAATTGCGACGACCCCAATTGCACGGGGCCGGATTGCGAAGGGCGCTCAAAACGCGACAAGAAGAAAACCAAGAAGGTCGCGGGCGCCGATCTGGCTTCGGACTGCTTCGCCTACGTGGGCGATCCCGATAAAACGTCCACCTGGAAGCTGCCGATCAAGTTCCCCGGCGACGACGAGAAGACGAAGAGCCACATTCGCAACGCCTTAGCGCGTTTCGATCAGACCGAGGGCATCCCGGCGGACGAAAAGCCGAAGGTGCTGGCCAAGATCAAGGCTGCGGCGAAAGCCAACGGAATCGACGTGGACGAAGACAAGTCCGCGGACCTGGCCGCGCTCCAGTTGCGGCAGAGACAGATTCAAATGCTGCGGGACAAGCCCGCGGCCTAAACAAGTTTCAGCTTTTCCCCGTCAGACGCGCGCCCGTAGGGGCTGGGCTTGAATGCCACGCGCGAAAAGGCGGATGCGCGCAATCCCCGCGGGCCGCGGCGGAATCGGGCGCGTGCGTCACCAACCCAAAATTCAAGAGGAGAAATTCCCATGATTGCGAGAGTACGAGAATTGAGCGAGAAGCGCGGCCAGATCTGGACTCAAATGTGCGCCCTCGATCTGAGCGTCGCGGAGAACCGCACCAAGTTCGGACAGATGGACGATGAGCAAAAGGGCTACGAAGTCGAGATCCGGGCCATCAACGAAAGCGAAGCGCGCAAGACGGCGCTGGACCTCGAATTGCGCCAACACGCG